GCCGCGAGCCGTCTGAAGTCAACAAAAACGAACGTATGAAGTTTATTGCGTTCAAGACAGCAGACGGCGCACACAAAGGGAATATCAGTTTTTATTGCAGACTGCTCCATGTCACAAGACAGGGATTTTATCAGTATCTGGTAAGCAAAGACCGCCCCTGGAAATATCAGGAACTTGCCGATGCCATGATGCAGATCCATGCAGAAGATGAATGCAACGATACCTACGGAAGAAGCCGCATGTATCAGGCACTCAAGAGCAAGCAGCCAACAGACCTCCGTATTCCGAGTGAACGCACCGTTTACCGCATCATGGAAGAGATCGGCTTAAGTCACCGTCCCAATCATAAGTCGAACGGTATCACAAAAGCAGATCGGAAATTTCAGTTGCTTGATCGAGATGATGATGGTGTCAGTGAATATCCGATTCAAGCATCTGAAGATATCAAGAAGTATTCGGCAAGAGAACTGGGCGCTGTACCACAAGTATATACACAAATTCGAATCCCGGACAATATGTTCATTTGGGTAACTATGAATAGTGCCGATCAAGGTGTTTTTCCTATGGATACTGCCTTTAAGAGAAGGTGGGATTTCACATATCTTGGGATAGACGATAATGCAGATAACATTCGTGGAAAATATATTTACCTTGGTGAAGGCAAGTCTCAAAAGGTTGAGTGGAATAAATTGCGTAAGGAAATTAATAGCTTCTTGGCAAATGAAAAAATCAACGAAGATAAGCAGTTGGGTCCATATTTTATATCGAAGACGGTAGTTGCTCCACTCGATAGTGATGAGATTGATCGTGAGGAGTTTATTCGAGTTTTCAAAAACAAGGTGATTATGTATTTGTTTGAAGATGCTGCCAAGCAGAAGAGATCCAAACTTTTTGAAGGATGCTCTAATGGGTATAGTCGGTACTCAGAAATATGTAAGGAGTTCGACAAGAAGGGCATTGGCATATTTAATCGTGATATTCAAATTGACACAGGTATAGAGATATCATGAGTACTGAATAATGGGGTGATAGGATTTATGATTTCTGAGTATGTTAGAGAGCAAAAAAGGTATACCCAAAAAGAACTTTGCAAGCTGTTTGGCTGCTCTGAAGAGAATCTTATTACTTTGATTCGTAAACTGAAAGAGTTTGGAGTGTTAAAAGCGGTCAAGGCATCTGATGGACAACGGGATATGTCTGATCTGGCGGAGGAAGATGTAGAGGTTGCAGATACTACAGTTGAAGAAAACGAATATTTCTACGTCTTTTCCTTCGTTGGAGTTGTTATTGTTGCCGGTTGCGTTTTGAAATGCTATCCAAAATATCTGTCATATGCAGATAAGCCTAAGGAGGAACTTCGACAAGTTCTAAAGGTCCTTGAAAAATACAACTCCAAAGAGCAAATAATTCGGATGTCTAATGACAGTAGCAACGGCAGTACGTTTAATCTTCTGCCGGTTCTTTTGTTTTTGCTACACGACTATTACGAAAATGGCATATATAGCAATACGGAAGATATCATAGAGAGCAATGGAGACGGAGAAATCCTCTGGGATAAAACAATCAATGAAACATTTACATTGCTTTCCAATAATCGGCCATATTATGTTGATCTCCAGACGAAAAAACGAGTTAGCAATGAGTATGATTTCTTTAAACGACTACATGAATGCATTTTGACCACAGCATCCAAAGAACTAAATAAGGCAGATCTGCTAGATTTGTTTGAAATCACGGGTGTTGATTTAACGGATGCAGAGTTGGATGACTTTGGGGAAAAAGACTACGTCTTATATCGTGTTGAAAATGAACTGAATACACAGTTTAATACCAGAAAGCAGCTTGTACTGAAGACAATTTACACATATATGGATCGCGGCGGAAGTTTGTATGATGCGGAATGCATGTCATTGTTCGGTACAAATAGTTTTAATCTTGTATGGGAAGATGTATGTGCTGATATATTGAATGACCAATTGGATGTTAGACTGGGTGAACTTGATCTAGCTACTGAACTTGGATGTGAGTATTGCCCCGAAAAAAACTATCTGAAATCATTGAGAGGCCGCAGTGGACGATAACGGGGGAGCAAGCATCAGATACCTTGATTCCAGATTTTATTACCATAGCGAAAACAGATCAAGGATATCAATTTGTTATATTTGATGCAAAATATTATACCCCGCGGCTTATACCGGGAAAATCCCCTAAAAACCAACCTGGCATTGAATCTATAACGAAGCAATACTGCTATCAACTAGCGTTTCAAAAATTCATTGAGGAGCATAAATTTTCAGCTGTAAAAAACTGTTTCATTATGCCGACGAAGAACAATAAAGTAGAATTACAGGGAGAAGTAAGACTGAAAATGTTTGCTGATCTTGGCTTACAGGATATAAAAGTGAGGCTCCTTCCTGCGGATATGGCCTATATCCACTACTTATCAGGAAAGAAAATTGATATTAGTTGCCTGTGCTTATAGAATCATATATGAACTAAAACAGTGGCTCATAATGAAAGGGATTGATTTTCCATGGCTAGGTCATTCATCGCATAGCTTCACGAATATCTATATCAAGAGTTATTTGATGAACTTGAAGATTACATTGCTAGCCATAAGTCGGATCTGAGGAATAAGTATTCTCGGCTGCACAAATTAGGTAGCGTTGAGCTTTCTGATATGGACATCAAAATCGTGCATGTGGATGACGGCCATGAAATGGATATTTCGATGGAAATCATTGTATCTGCTTCGATCATAGTCAAAGAAGGAGATTACCACTATGACGAAGAAGATGAAATCGAGGAATGGTATAGTATTTCTGCAAAGGGGAATTTATCTCGTAGATTGTCTGATTTCGAGATATGTTCGATCTCTCCATATCAGAAAGGGGGCTATCGTCGACTAAATCCGTTAAATCCTGATTTCGTTCCTCAAATGATGAAACATGAACTCGATAAGATAGCCGAAAATTTTCTCCTCAAATATTATCCTGAGGCCTTGCTGCAGCCCGTGTGGGTTGACCCAGATGTACTTGTATCCAAGATGGGACTAAAGAAAGAAGTTTGTTCAATAACAGCAGACTGCTCCGTGTTTGGGCGTATCTATTTCCACGATACAGATGCTTCGTTCTATGATGAAGAGAATGAAAGGGGCATCACGCGTTATGTCGAAGCCGGAACTATTTTTGTAGATCCGCAGGTGTTCTTTTTACGTAATTTGGGGGCATTAAACAGCACCATCGTGCATGAATGCGTACATTGGGAGTACCATAGAAAAGCATTTGAACTTGAACGATTGTTTGACTCCAAGCTGACTCAGATTGAGTGTCAGGTTGTCGGTGGGATTCGTGGGCATAAATGGTCAAAGTCTGAGACTATAGAGTGGCAGGCAAACACCCTCGCCCCTCGCATACAAATGCCGGCAGAAATGTTCAGGAAAAAGGCAGAGCAGGTTATCAGACAGTATAAACACAGGACAGGAAAAAGTTCGCTTATTGATATAATCGAGTCTGTTATTGATGAACTGGCTCAATTTTTCTGCGTCTCGAGAGCCGCCGCAAAAATTCGGATGGTGAATCTTGGTTACGAAGAAGCTGCCGGTGCGTTTATTTGGATTGATGGACATTATGTCAAAGCGCACACATGGAAGAAGGGATTTCTGAAAAATAATCAGACCTTTACGGTCGATGAAGAGACAATATTATCTCTTGCAATATGTAGTTACGATTTACGAGATACGGAAGAATGTAAGCACTTCATATACGTTGATTCCCATCTGGTATTGCGGGATAGTATGTACATTAAAGCAGATGAAAATGGCTTTCTTGCTTTGACCGATTATGCTCTCCGTCATATGGATGAATGTTGTATTTCATTTGAACTCTCAATCAAGGGAGGTCATTATGAATCTTACCATACAGAATGCTTTTTGAATCGTTCTCAAGATGCACAGATAATATTTGAATGCAAATACTCTGGTGGATTGGAACACGCGAAAAAAGGTCGACAACTAGAAGTTCTGGACGATCTAATAGACGAAGAAATGACGGTGTATAATTCTCTTCCAAATAATTACGTTACTTGTATGGATGTCGTAAAAAAGTGGAGAAAAATGACATATATCGAGATAGCGGAAGAAACTCATGTTGATGAAAAGACTGTTCGACGGGTGTTTCATGGAGAGAGTGGTTCCATAGAAAGGTTGGCAACAATCTGCTTGTCAATGCAGCTTCCGCCAATAATCAGTCAGCATATTATAGAAAAATCACCGTGGAGCTTTCATCTTGTTAAAAAGGAACACCAGACGCTATACTTCGCACTACAAAACTATTATGCGCATCGATATGCTGTCATAGAGGAATTTTTACAGCGGAGAGGCGTGGCTCTGTAAAATTTTTTCGAAGTAACACATTCAAAGTGGGCATGGAATGTCCGCTTTTCTAACTGAAAGAGTACCGATTTTACTCATCGGAGTGAATCGATGCTCTTTTTTTGTGCACTTTTAATGACTTGTTGCGGGCACAACATGTCCGTACAGGAAGATTTTTATTCGCTAAAATATAGATATGCCTGATAGACATAAAAGATTCCAAGTCTTGACGGTAAAGAAAAATTTATATCGTAAGCCTGTAATGAAGTTGCAACAATGGGCAAGAGATACTCATATTCATCATTTTCGTCGCCAAACTGGCAGCGAAAATGATGAATAGAAAGTACCTATCCTTGTTGCACCTTTATTTCGCTAGCGGGGTCTGCGTACTTTCAGCGGATTCCGCTTTTGTGTTTTTTGCCCATCTGCAATCAGGCAGAAGGGAAAAAACATGAAAAATCCACAGTATTTCATTCCAATGGAAGTTACCTCTGAGACGATTCGTGATTTCGACATTGATCCCCAAGATGTCGAATGGCGGTGGATCGGGAATCGACGGGAAAGAGTTGTGAAGATTCCGGTGACGGAAGAGGTATACCGCGAATATATGCGTCCGATATGGCGTGAGCAAAAGGAAGCAACGCGAGCGAAGAAGCTCTGTGTGAATCAAAGTCGCAAGGATGCATGCAACTATGACTGCGATCATTGCACACAGCCTGTGTTCAGAGAATCCTCTATTGACATGATGCCCGAGGAGGCGGGTTCTTCGATGAGCCTCGAGGATTTCTGCATCCAGAAACTCATGATAGAGCAGCTCCTTGAGGCGATGGAAGATCTCGCCCCGGAAGATCGACTGCTTCTCCAACTGATCGGGGTGAGTGAATCTGAGCGCACAATTGCTGAAATCCTCGGCAAATCAAAGACTGCAGTTCATAAGCGAAAAGACAGGCTTTATGCGGTGCTCCGAGATTTTTTGAAAACAGGGTGACCGTTTCGGCGGTTTCTGTCCGCTCTCCTGTGAAAGGAGGGAAGAGGAATGCGAAGCAAGGAAATCGCAGCCGTTCTCATGGTAATCAGTCTGATTGCCCGTAATGTCGCAAAGAAAATCTTGATGATGATGAAAGGAACTGATGGACATGGTTGATCTGAAAGATCTCCCCCAAATGCTGCGCGACGCAGCCGATGCCCTGGAAGCAATACAGTCTGGACAGACAAACGAAAAAGCCGTCTCACTTGAAGCTGTACGCGCTGTTCTCGTGCGTAAGAGTACGGAGGGAAAGCGTGAGGCGGTCAAGGCACTCATTACAAAGTATGGCGCGGATCGTCTAAGTGATATTCCTCAAGATGCCTACGCTGCCATGCTCAAAGAAGCAGAGGAACTCTGATGGGGACACACGCATTGTTGTCGCCTTCGGCGGCACATCGGTGGATGAACTGTCCACCGTCCGCTTGCCTTGAACGTGAATTTCCATCTTCATCGAGTGAAGTAGCCGCCGAAGGAACCGCCGCGCACGCGCTCTGTGAGCATAAGCTGCGTAAACTTCTGAAGCTCCGCAGCAAGCGCCCGCAATCGGATTTTGAAGATGATGAGATGGATCGCTGTTCCGATGACTATGTTTCGTTCGTTCAGGAACAGATGGGAGAAATTCCTTCGCCGATGGTGCTTGTCGAGCAGCGGCTCGACATTACACGTTATGTGCCGGAGGCGTTCGGAACGGCAGACTGCATCATCGTCGGTGGAGACAGACTTCATATCGTTGACTTCAAATACGGTATGGGTGTACTCGTGGAGGCGGAACACAATCCCCAGATGATGCTCTACGCGCTCGGTGCATTGGAACTTCTCGACGGAATCTACGATATCCAGAAAATCTCCGTGAGTATCTTCCAACCTCGAAGGGAAAATGTATGCACATGGTCGCTCCCCAAAGAAGAGCTTCTGCGTTGGGCGAGGGACGATCTTGTGAAGAAAGCTCGCCTCGCCTATGCGGGCGAGGGAGAATACTGCGCAGGCGAATGGTGTACGTTTTGCCGTGCAGCTGTTCGGTGCAGGGCGCGTGCGGAGGAGAAACTGCGGCTTGCCAAAGAGGAGTTCAAGTATCCCCCGCTCATTACGGACGAGGAGATTGAGGACGTTCTCGGGGAAATCCCGGAACTCATCAAGTGGGCAAATGCCATTCTCGCCTATGCGACGGATGCGGCGGTCAACCATGGCAAGGCGTGGACGGGCTTCAAGATTGTGGAGGGGCGTTCTGTCCGCAGGTATAAGGATGAGGATGACGTTGCAAGGGAGGCAGAATCGGCAGGGTATACGGACATCTTCGATAAGAAACTCATTACACTGACTCGGATGGAAAAGTTGATGGGAAAGAAAGCATTTACAGATATTCTTGGTGGTCTTATCGAAAAGCCGCCCGGAAAGCCGACACTCGTCCCGATATCGGACAAGCGTCCGGAGATTCATACAGGCAGTGCTCGGTCAGAATTCACAGCGATTACGGAGGTACATTAACATGGCAATGAAAAACAACAACACGAAGGTTATCACAGGCAAGGTTCGTCTCTCCTATGCACATGTGTGGGAGCCGGTATCCATCAACGGCGGCGAGGAGAAATACTCCGTCAGCCTTATCATTCCGAAATCGGATACCAAGACGGTCAAGGATATTCAAGCGGCGGTGGATGCTGCCATCGACGCGGGTCTTGGCAAGTTCGGCGGAAAGAAGCCGAACAAGGGCGGAATCAAGCTGCCGCTGCGCGACGGCGATGTTGAGCGTCCCGATGACGAAAACTACAAGGATGCATACTTCATCAACGCAAACGCACGGACGGCTCCGCAGATTGTGAACCGCAAGGTTCAGCCGATTTTGGATCGCGATGAGGTGTACTCCGGGTGCTATGCGCGTGTGAGTATTACGCTCTACGCGTTCAACAGCAATGGGAACAAGGGCATCGCCTGCGGACTCGGGAATATCCAGAAACTCGAGGATGGTGAACCCCTCGGCGGGCGTTCATCGGCAGCATCGGATTTTGAGAGTCTGGACGGCGACGACGAAGATTTCCTCAGCTGACCAATCGGATTTTGCAGGAATGGGCGGCGGCGCAAGCCGTCGCCTGTTTTTATGGGAGAACAGATATGAAGTCAATCAGTATCGATATTGAGACATTTTCAAGCGTCTCACTTGCAAAGGCGGGCGTATATAAATATGCGGAGGCAGAGGATTTTGAAATCCTGCTGTTCGGATATTCCGTGGACGGCAAGGAAGTGGAGGTTGTCGATCTGGCAAATGGGGAAGATATCCCGAAAGAGATTCTTGCGGCATTGACCGATGAGACTGTCACGAAATGGGCATTCAACGCCATGTTTGAGCGCGTATGCCTGATACGGCATCTGGGCATCCAACTACGCCCGAATTCGTGGCGTTGCTCCATGATCTGGGCGGCGACGCTTGGGCTGCCGTTATCTCTAAAAGACGTAGGGGCTGTGCTGTGGCTTGATCGGCAGAAGTTGGAGGAGGGGAAAGACCTTATACGGTATTTCTGTGTCCCGTGCAAGGCGACCAGGAGCAACGGCGGCAGGACGCGCAACCTTCCTGCGGATGCTCTCGAAAAATGGGAGCTATTCAAGGAATACAACAAGCGGGATGTGGAAACGGAGATGGAAATTCAAGCACGATTGAAGAAATTTCCCGTATCGGAGAGCGAGTGGGAGAACTACGTCATCGACCAAGAAATCAATGACCGTGGGATTTTGGTAGACACCACATTTGTCACACAGGCGATCTGCTGCGATGAGCGGAGCAAGGCGGTCTACCTTGAACGGGCGCAGAATCTCACGGATCTTGAGAACCCGAACTCTCCGCTTCAGCTTATGGACTGGCTGCGCGGGGAAGGACTCTCGGTGGAATCTCTCGCAAAAAGTGAAGTGACCAAAATGCTTAAAACAGCAACGGGAGATGTGCGGGAGGTATTGGAACTGCGGCAGCAACTTTCAAAGACAAGTGTCAAAAAGTATATGGCAATGGAAGCAGTTATGGGAGAGGATCACCGTGCGCGTGGATTGTTTCAGTTTTATGGCGCGAGCAGGACGGGGCGTTTTGCTGGCCGCCTCATTCAGCTTCAAAATCTGCCTCAAAACCATCTCGCGCAGCTGAAGGAAGTTCGCACACTTGTCAAGGAGGGGGACTTTGACCTTCTGAATATGCTCTATGACAGTACTACGGATGTACTCTCTCAGCTCATCCGCACATCGTTTGTTCCGCGCCCGGGCTGCCGTTTTATTGTCGCGGACTACTCTGCCATCGAAGTAAGAGTTCTCGCGTGGCTTGCGGGAGAGCAGTGGGTACTCGATGTGTTTCAAAAGAACGGGGACATCTACTGCGAAACGGCATCCCGCATGTTCCATTGCACTGTCGAAAAGCACGGCGAGAATGCGGAACTACGGCAGAAAGGGAAGCAGGCGGTTTTGAGCTGTGTATACGGCGGCTTCGTCGGCGCACTGATTGCGATGGGCGCAGTCGAGTCGGGAATGAAAGAAGAGGAGCTTCAGCCTCTTGTGGATCTGTGGCGTTCGTCAAATCCACATATCGTGCAATTATGGTGGGATGTGGATCGTGCCGTCAAGACCTGTGTGAAACGGCATGTTGAAACTAAAACACATGGCATCCACTGTGTGTATAAGAGCGGCATCCTGTTTATACGATTGCCGAGTGGAAGAGAGCTTGCGCATGCAAAGCCGCGCATCGGAGAGAACCGATTCGGAGGGGAATCCGTCGCCTATGAAGGCCTTGGTATGACAAAGAAGTGGGAGCGGATTGAAACCTTCGGCGGGAAACTTGTTGAAAATATCACACAGGCAACAGCTCGTGATCTGCTCGTCTTCGCAATGAAACAGCTCCGAAACAGGGGATTTGACATTGTGATGCACGTTCATGATGAAATCGTGCTCGAAGTGTCGCATGGAGTCTCCTCAGTCGAAGAGATATGCTCCATCATGGCAGAGAATCCACCGTGGGCGAATGGGCCGCCGCTCAAGGCGGATGGGTATGAGTGCGAATTTTATCGGAAGGACTGAAATAGCGGCATCTGTCTTACTGACAGATACCGCTTGAACTGTTTATTGTATTGAATCCATGAGATGGAGGATTGTTTCACAGGCGGAAGCGAATTCCACTTCTCTGGCGTATTCATAATCTCGCTGATACGTTTTCCAGTGCCGATGCATCGTAGGGCTGCTTATAATCTGCTCCAAAATACTCTGATACTGCGGCATTAGCATACCGGAATTGCGCTTTTGTGCAGTTTCGGATACCGCCTGACGCAAAACGGTTCGACTGATCTGATCGCCCTTCAGCTTGCTCAGGATAAAGATATCGTAAAAGTCTCTTGGCCGTGTATTTTGATCTCCACGGAAAATTACAGTTTCCAACTTCTCGGCAAGGATCGTCTCAAGGTTGTAAGCAAAGATTTTCAACGTGCCGTCATTGAATATCATGGGATATTTGTATTCGACTGCCTCCGGGGTAATCTTGTCGCCGGTTGTGATGTCCAGTTTTAGAGGAACTTTCATAGGGGGAAAGTTTGCGGTCAGTGAGATGCGGTATCCACCGTAGGTATCGTTTTTTCGGATTTCTCCTAAACCTTGGAAGCTGAAGCTTATATCATCGTCAATGGGGATGGAGATGATCTCCCCGAACATTGTTTTTATGCTGTTTTCGTTCACGGGATGATTTTGGATGGTGGCGTCCATATCCATTGTGGCACGCGAATGAAGACCGACCATTGAGGCGATCAACAGTCCTCCTTTGAGGATGAAGTTCCCTTGATATTTTGAACGGGAGATGCGCTCCAACAATCGCTCCAACATATAATTTTGCATCACAAGCTGGGCAGGAATGTGCTGGTCCTTTGCCATTTTGCTGATGGCCGCTTTTAATTGCATGGCATTCTTCACAGCAGGACCTCCAAATACGTCCGTATTTTTTTCTCTACGCCGAGACGCTGCGCATACTCGGAGAGCAGAGGAATATTTTTTTGCGGACTGTCCATGTAGCGTTTGAACGCCTCTGCGGTGATCTGAATATCTGCAGCGTGCTGCGGTCGCAGGATATCACAGAGCGTACGCTCCATGGAGTAGCAGCGTATCGAATTCCCTGCAGGAGATTTTATCTCTGTTATGCCAAGTTCATATCGCTCAGGCTTTACCTGCGCACAGCGGATTCCTTCCTTTTGCGGATTTGTCAGATTGTAGTTTGTGGGGAAGGTCAGGTGGTAGGTGATCGGTGTTCGATCCGTCAGATTCCAGAGAAAGAGAGCCGTTTCGTGTGAGAAGACGCCGCGTTTGAATCGTGTTTGCAGATTGAGGAATTCATCCTCCCATATTTCGGGCAGCGTGTATACGCCGCGGGCAGGACGGAGCAGATGCTCGCGTTTGACGAGATGTGCCAACATACTGCGGGAAATACCGGATGATACTGCTTTGGCTGTTGTCAGCATACCGTTATTTTTATGGATGAGGTTCATGATAGCAACTTGTTGCGTCATGTGGATCGCCTCCTATAAACTTTCTTGCTTGTATTATATAAATAAACAAGCAAGAAAGTCAATAAAATACGAATTACCATTATATGAAAACCTCGGACTGCGTTCATGTGCAGCCCGAGGTTTTCATATCAAGATTCCGTTGCAGTGATCCATCTCATGTTGAATGATCTGTGCCGTAAAGCCGGAGAACTTGTTTTTCTGCTTGCGAAATTTTATGTCGCGGTATGTGACTTCGACCCATTCATGCCGCATTGTTTTTCTCTGTCCGGGTAGGGAGAGACATCCCTCCTCGGCCTCGTACTGCTCGGAGGATGCTTTTATAATCTCCGGATTCAGCATGACAAGATGAGATTTCCCCACGCATACGGCGATGATGCGCTTCTTTTCGCCAATCATGTTGGCGGCAAGTCCGACACAGTGTCCGACATGTGCTTTGAGCGTATCAAGCAGGTTGTTTGCTATCGAGAGGTCGGATTTCACGGCTTCCTCCGATGGCTGTCCGAGAAACATTGCATCCTTGACGATAGATCGTACCATCTGCCTTATCCTCCTTTGCTTTAGAAATATTCAATTGAACAAATAAATTTTCCTGCAACGGGTGACCAATATGCCTCTTTCTGTCCGCTGTCTTTTGAGAAGGGGACGCCTTTTCCCCGTCATCGGAGTATTTACAGCGTATTGGAGGCATTTACCATGAAAGATTTGCAGGTTTTGGAACACAGCGGCATCCGAGTCATGACCACGGAGCAGCTTGCCGAGGCGTATGGCTGTGATGTCCAACACATCAAACAGAATTTCAACAACAACAAAGATCGGTTTACGGAGGGAAAACATTACTTCCGACTCGAAGGTGCTGATCTCAAGGGATTCAAGAGGCAAGTCGAAAATTTCGACCTGCCTGTGAGCAAGTTTGCATCCACGATTTATCTCTGGACAAAGCGAGGTGCTGCGCGCCATTGCAAGATGCTCGGGACGAATCGTGCATGGGATGTCTTTGAGGAGCTGGAAGAAAGCTATTTCAACCCCATGAGGAACATGACGCCCGAGGAATTTCTTCTGTACACTGCACAGCGTCTGGTGGAGCAGGCGAAGGCAATCAAGGCGGCAAATGCACGGATTGACAAGGTGGACGAGCGGCTTCTCGATGTGGAATCCAAGCAGATGACCATCGATCAGCACCACTACACCATCATCGGCTACGCCAATCTCATGGGAATTCGTGGAGTTAGTCGGGATATTGCCGCCGGGCTTGGGCGCAGAGCGTCGGCAATGTCCAGAAAGCAGGGCTACCACATCGGCAAGGAGTACGATGCCAAGTACGGCATGGTGAATACCTATCATGTGGATGTGCTGCAGGAAGTTTTCAGGAGGTAATGTTTCGTGGACGCATTGAGCAGTTTGTACGGACGTTCGCTCAGTTTTGAGCAAACGTCCATGTAGGCAGGGAGCGTAGTATCATGCAGCATTTCAATGAATCACACTACCCGGACCCGACGGCGGGAGCAGCGATGAGGACGCTCGAGAGGGAGATGAACGCTGCTTTCCCGATCATCTACATATGTTCGGCATACCGTAACAATCCGCATGTCAATATCATGCGGGCGCGGGAGTATTGCCGCTTTGCCGTTCGGCGTGGGTGTATTCCTCTGGCACCTCATCTGCTGTTCCCACAGTTCATGTCTGAGGAGCAGGATCGCGCTCTTGCGATTCGCATGAATTTTGTTCTCCTGCGCAAGTGCAGGGAACTCTGGGCATTCGGTACGGAAATCACCGAAGGGATGCAGACAGAGATTGCAAAGGCAAGATCACTCTGCATTCCGGTGCGCTATTACAACACCAAGTGCGAGGAGGTCGTATGGGGATGACCATCGACGAACTCAAAACACAGAAAATCTGGATCTGTTGGAACTATGCCATGCAGAATGGCAATCGAACGAAGAAGCCCTGTGCCGCAGACGGCGGTATCACGGGATCGAATCATGCATTTCGGGCAAGTTGGGTGACGTTCGAGGAAGCCCGGCGTGCGGCAGAGGCATCGTCCTACGGTGGAGTCGGCTTCATTATCCCCAAGGGAATGTACTTCTTGGACATTGACCACAGGGACGAAGCGGATGCGATGGTGCAGCTGCAGATCCGCAGACATGACACCTACGCCGAGAAGTCCGTCAGCGGAAACGGAATCCACATCTATGGCTGCTGTGACTATGACCGCATTCCGAAAACAAAGGACAAGGACGGCAAGGAGAAGCTCGACCCGAAATTTTATGTCAAGAATCCGCACAACGGCATGGAGCTTTACGTTGGCGGACTGACCAACCGATTTGCCGTCTTCACGGGGGATGTGCTGCATGGCGTACCGTTTGCCGACGGTACGGAAGCCGTGCTGACCACGCTGCGGAAAGATATGCTGCGGAAGCAGCCCGTGAACTACCGTCCGAAAGAGGACGGCGACCGCGCCGTCTTCGACATCGTTTGTTCTTTGCGAAAAGCGAAGAACGGTGGGAAGTTTGCACGGCTCTTCGACCGTGGTGACATCTCGGAGTACGGCAGCGCCTCGGAAGCAGATGCCGCCCTCTGTGCCCTGATTGCCTTTCGGACGGGAGACAATGCGGAGATGATTGATGCGGTCTTTCGTATGTCTGCCCTTTACCGCAAGAAATGGGAGCGTGCGGATTACAAGGCAGCGACCATCCGTACGGGCGTGGAAGCGTGTCATGGCGTGTTCCATGCAGCAGCGATGGAGCATCCGGACTTCATTCACTTCAACGCAAAGGGAAATCCCGTCATCAGCTGTCCGGCACTTGCAGATTACATTCGGCAGAACCTGCACTACATCTTTGTTCGCGACAGTGCGCGGCACGGTGTCCTGCGCTACGTCTACGAGGGCGGTGTGTACCGTCTCTATGCGGACGATATGCTGAAAGGTCTCATCAAGAACTGCATTGCATCCTACGATTCGGAGATGATTGAGATGCGAAAGGTGGATGAGACATTTCGCATCCTCACAACGGATCTGAACTACATCAAGGACTCCGACCTCAATGCAGATGAGGACATCATCAACTTCCAGAACGGGATTCTGCATCTTTCAACGATGGAACTGACCGAGCATGCTTCCGACCTGTTATCCACCATACAGATTCCGTGCGCGTGGTCACAGGAGGAGCTTGCGACTCCGGTATTCGACCATTTCATGCAAACCCTCACAGACGGGGATTCGGAGATTCAGCAACTCTTGCTCGAGTTCATCGGTGCGTGTCTGTCCAACGTCAAAGGATGGCGTATGAAAAAAGCTCTCTTTATGTACGGTGCGGGGGACACGGGAAAATCCCGTCTCAAATGTCTGGTGGAGCAGCTGCTCGGCAGAGGAAACTACGTCGGCATTGATTTGCGTGAGATCGAGGCGCGGTTTGGTACGGGGCTGATCTACGGAATGCGCCTTGCGGGCAGCTCGGATATGAGCTTCATCACCGTGGATGAACTTAAGACCTTCAAGAAATGCACGGGCGGGGACAGCATCTTCGCGGAGTTCAAGGGGCAGAACGGATTCGAGTTCACTTTCAACGGACTGTTCTGGTTCTGCATGAATCAGCTGCCGAGGTTCGGCGGCGATGACGGGCAGTGGGTACATGACCGTATCATGCAGGTACATTGCAAGAATGCTATCCCGCTTGAAAAGCAGGACAGGCTTCTCGGAGAAAAGCTCTATGCCGAGCGTGACGGGATCGTCCGCAAAGCCATCCATGCGCTGCGTGCGGTCATCCAAAACGGCTACCGATTCACAGAGCCGCAGTCGGTTCTGTCGGCAAGAGAGGAATACATGGTCGAGAACAACTCCGTGCTTGCCTTCCATGCAGAGTGCATGATGAAACGTCCCGATGGAGCAAAATGCAGCGAGGTCACAACGGGCAGGGTCTACCGCATCTATCAGGCATGGTGCAGGGACAACAACAACGGTTTTGCAAAGACAGCGCGGGAGTTTAGAGCCACACTGGCTCGATATTACAAGACGGATTTCAGTTCAATGACCATACGTCGAAGCTACGGCAGCGTGTATAAGGATCTGATTCTGAATGAGGACGCTGTCCGCGAATACACAGTGCCCTACAACGGATCGGAAGAAGATTTTTTGTGACAGCAGTGAGAGCTCAGTGACAGTAAAAGCAAAGAGCTGTCACCGGCTCAACCCCTTGTCATTATTGGGATTACGGAACATGAGTGACAGTAGTGACAGTTCTTTTATCTTTTATATATAGGGAAAAAAGAAAACTTAGGAAGAAAGAAAAGATAAAAATATTTATATATATATAAAGATATGGGCGGCAACCATCACTACCATCACTTCATGACTTGAAAGTGAGGAATATCAATGCGAGAGCGTGATTTGGAAAGATACACCACAATGGTCATAAAATCACACGGTGGGCTTGCACTGAAGTTCATATCTCCGGGACATGCGGGTGTGCCGGATCGGCTTGTGCTTATGCCGGGCGGAAAGATGTGCTTTATGGAACTCAAGGCTCCGGGCAGGAAGCCACGCCCCTTGCAGGTGCGACGTATCGAGCAGCTGCGTGCGCTCGGATTCAAGGTCTATGTGGTCGATGGGAAAGAAGAGATCGGAGGAATTATCAATGCGTTATGAACCGCATTTTTATCAGACATACGCCAAGGATTTTATCCTTCATCACAAGGAAGCCGCGATTTTCTTGGATTGTGGGCTTGGGAAGACAGTCATCACTCTTACGGCAATCGAGGAACTCCTGCATGACTTCTTTGAGATCGGAAAGGTACTCGTTATCGCTCCGCTGCGCGTAGCGCGTGACACATGGCCGTCGGAGATCATAAAGTGGGAGCATACAAAAAACATCCGCGCCTCTGTGGTTATGGGAACACCGAGGGAACGGACGGCGGCACTCGTGCAGCGTGCGGATGTGTATATTATCAACCGAGAAAATGTGAAGTGGTTGATCGAAGAAAGCGGCGTAGCAATGGATTTTGATATGATCGTCATTGATGAACTCTCATCGTTCAAATCTCATCAGGCGAAAAGGTTCCGTGCACTCTTGAAGCTGCGTCCCACGGTCAAGCGGATCGTAGGGCTTACGGGAACACCGTCGGCAAATGGGCTTATGGATCTCTGGGCTGAGTTTCGTCTTCTGGATATGGGCAAGCGGCTCGGCAGATTCATCTCCCATTACCGCAATGACTTTTTCCTTCCCGACAAACGGAATCAACAGATGGTGTTCAGCTATAAGCCACGCGAGGGTGCGGAGGATGAAATCTACCGTCGGATTGAGGATATCACTATCTCGATGCGCTGTGAGGACTATCTCAAAATGCCAAAACTAATCTCGAACAATGTGCGTGTTGCGATGGATGAGGATGAGCAGGATATCTATGACGGAATGAAACGGGATATGGTCACTTCCCTTGGTGGCGCGGAGATTGATGCCGTTAGTGCGGCGGCACTTTCCGGGAAACTCCTCCAGATGGCAAACGGAGCCGTCTATACGGAGGACGGGAAGTCCGTCCAGCTGCATGACCGTAAACTGGATGCATTGGAAGACCTCGTTGAGAGTGCGAATGGAAAGCCCGTACTCGTTGCGTATTGGTATCGGCATGACCTTGAGCGTATCAAGGAGCGGCTGCCCGTTCAAGAGATTCGCTCGAGCGCAGATATTGAGAATTGGAACGCAGGAAAAATCTCTGTCGCCGTGATTCACCCAGCATCGGCGGGACACGGACTGAATCTTCAATTCGGCGGCTCGACGCTCATCTGGCTCGGGCTTACATGGAGTCTGGAACTCTATCAGCAGACCAATGCACGGCTCTACCGGCAGGGACAAAAAGGAACTGTGGTCATCCACCACATCATAACGGTGGGAACAATTGATGAGAATGTCATGCAGGCTCTCGGGCGAAAGAACAAAACGCAGACGGCACTCATTGATGCCGTCAAAGCAAATCTGGAGGTGGCTTCCCATGATGAACTGTGAGGTTCTTGCCAATGCAATCATCGAACAGACGGCGAAAGACTATCGGTGGGCGCGGACGGCTCTCGGCAAAGACCCGGAGAATGTTGCGGCGGCAGCGATGCGCTCTGAGACAGAGCGGTTCTTTCATTCCGCATGGTTTGGTCAGTTGACGAGTATAAACGGAGAGTGGCTTCTTCAACAGTTAGAGGGGGAATTTGCATGACAGCGAAAGAATATCTCAGTCAGGCACGGAACATTGACAATGAAATCCAGAGCATGTTGGAGGAGGTCGCGGTTCTCCGCAGCATGGCAGAAAAGACTACTGCCGTCATTACGGGAATGCCGAGCAATGCAACGAGGAATACGTCCCAGCTTTCCGATACCATTGCAAAAATCATCGAACGGGAAGAGAAGATAGACGCTGATATTGATCGGCTCGTTGACCTGCGTTCCGAGATTTACGAAGCGATACAGCAGGTGGAGGACAAAGAAGCACGGCGTGTTCTTTACCTCCGTTACATGGGCTACCGTTCGTGGGCGGAGATTGCGACAGAGATGAAGCTTGGACTGCGACAAATCTATCGACTTCATGGCGTCGGACTAAAAAATATTTTTCCGATGTCACTAAATGTCACTAAATGGCAGTCGATGTCGTCTTGATGTCACTACCTTGACAGTGATATGATAGACTCAGCAAGAATAGGTTATGGAATCAGCCTTCTCGGAGAAGCAATTCTCCGCGAGGGCTTTTTTGATGGAGAAGTGCAATGCCGAGAAAGCCAAAACGTCCCTGCCGCATGACGGGCTGCCCGAACCTGACGGACAGAAAGAGTTGCTACTGTGAGACGCACGAGAAAGTCATGCAGCGACATTATGACCGCTTCACGCGCGGGTACGATCAGCACGAGCGGTATGGCAGCGTGTGGAGACGTATTCGTGACAGACATTTGTCGGGGTATCCGCTCTGTGAGATGTGCAAAGAGCAGGGCAGATACGTCATCGCGAAGCTCGTGCATCACATCAAGCCCCTCTCGGACGGCGGCACACATGAGGAGAGCAATTTGATGTCGCTCTGCGTGTCTTGTCATGAGCGGATTCACTGGCGTGGCAGTGGCGACCGCTAGACCCCCAGGGGGCGGTCAAATCTCTAAAACCGCGCCATTACTGGACCGGGGAGGGGGCGTACGCACAAAAACGTCGGTTCAAACGGGGTATTAAAGGAAGGGGGCGAAGAGATGGCGCGTGACGGTACAAATCGTGGTGGTAGGCGAGTCCGGGCGGGAGACAAACCCGAAGCACTGGCGGATAAAATTGCGGGTGGGCGCACAGCACACATCATGGAGTTCCCCATGACGGAACTGGACGGTACAGACCTTGTGGACGCCGCCGACCTCTACGGCGAGGAGATGCCAACCCCGAGCGAGTTCCTATCTGCAAGGCAGTGCAACGGAAAGCCGCTCGGCGCGGATGAAATTTTCCGCGAGACGTGGCTGTGGCTCAAGGAGCGCGGCTGTGAGCGGCTTGTGAATCCACGGCTCATTGAAAGCTACGCGCAGGCATTTGCCCGCTTCATCCAGTGTGAGGAGGCAATGAGTCAATACGGGCTCATCGGCAAGCATCCGACCACCGGAGGGGCGATTGCAAGCCCCTTTGTCCAGATGGGACAGGCATTCCAGAAACAGTCCAATCTGCTCTGGTATGAGATTTTCGACATCGTAAAGCAGAACTGCACCACGACATTCGTCGGCTCTCCGCAAGAGGATCGCATGGAGCGGCTGCTGCGTTCGAGGA